TGTGGCACGAATCATATCGTTTGTTCCGACCCGCTTCTGACGAACGAGCCCGCGCAGAGTTGGCCGACTCCGGTTGAAACATCGCTCGATGTATTCAATCCGTTCAACGCGGGTAACAGTTTTGAAATAACGGCGAGTTCGCCCGCGAAAGGCAGCGGGACGGCAGTCTCTGGGCTGACCACGGATTACTACGGAGCTACCCGGCCTAGTCCGCCATCGATGGGTGGAGTCGAGTATGGCAGCGGCCCTTCGGGAAGCTACACGCTCACCGTCTCGACCGGCGTGTATATGGGGCCCGGGATAACAGTGAAATAACAAATTTAGGAGAAACACATGACTGTCAAATCAAAGTCTAAGCCAGCAAGCGGGAAGACATCCATTAAAGTCAAGATCAAGTCGGACTCTCCCGCCAAAGTCCAGAGCGCCTTGAAGGCCCTCACTAAAAAGAAGTAACCGTCCGTTTTCCGGACAGGAAGGCCGAAATCATGGCTGAAAAATCTCACGCTAGTTCCCGCTCCAAGGCTGTTCTTGGTGGTAAGGGTAAGTCGAAGTCGAAGGGAAGCAAGCATCACCCCCACGAAATCCGAATCCGTAAAGGCAAGTCTGGTGGGCACATTGTGACGCATCACGAGTTGCCCGACGAGAACGGGATGACACCCGACCCCGAAGAGCACGTGATGCCAGATCAGGACGCCTTGCTTCAGCATATTCAACAGAACACCGACAACAGTCCGGCCCCACAAGCCCCGGACCCCAACGCAGCCGCTGCGCAAGCAGGGCCCCCCGCAGCAGGAGCCGGAGCGCCTCCACCCCCAGGAATGTGATAGGAAGGAGAGAACATGGACGGCTTCGTATCATTCGTAGGTGATCCAAAAGTCCACGATACCGTGTTGATGACAATGGTCATCAGTTCTTTTCTTGCGGCAATTCGTAGGTTCAAGATTGTCAACAGATGGTGGCAGGTACTCTGGAATTTCTTTTATGATTGGGCTACCGGGTTCTGGTCACTCAAGACTGGTCAACCGGTTACTCAGCATATTCAGACTTCAGAGCAAACCCCCGGTAGTTCCAAGATCGAAGACTCCACTTTTACGAGTGGGCCGGACCCTGCCAAAGATCAAAACCCTATTCCGCCGGTAACCATTCCGGCCCCAACCAAATAACCAAGGAGATTCAAATGAGTTTTTTGTCAACGCTTCATACATTCGGCGCATGGGCCGAGAAAGAATTGGCGGCTTTGGTGGGTAAGGCCCCCGCTATCGAGCAAGTTGCCGCCTCCGTCCTCAAGTATGCAGGTCCTGCCCTTCAGACAGTGGTTACTGCCGAAGCCGGGGCTCCTGCTGGTGCTCTTGTTGGAAAGATCATAGCCGACGCCCAGGCTGGTTTGACTGCGGCAAGCGGACTGATCTACGACTTCGGAGCTACCCCCTCCATCGCCAGCGTAGTATCGAGTGTCGAAAATAACCTCGGTGCCCTGCTTACCGCTGGGCATATTACCAACCCGAACAGCGTTGCAACAGTGACCAAGGTTGTTACCGAACTCGGATCATTGTCCACGGCACTCACAGCGGCCCCAGCAAAGTAGTTTGTCCGGAAAATGGACTCTGAATGATTCTCACTTGGTTAAAATCTGCGGCGCTTGTTGCTCTGATTGTCTTTCTCGGCTTCGGGTCGTACCTGCTATGGGTCACGGCCCGGGTCGAGAAGGACCTGGCGAGCCAAGCATCAGCGACAATTTCCGCAGCTAACGCGGCGATTGCGCACGTAAACACCGCAACAGACCAAGTGGGGGTCGCCTTTACTAACGCGGCTAGTAGCCTGCAAGCGGTAACCAATGGTGCAAATCAAACCTTCGGAGAATTGAATAAGCCCTGCGTCCCAGGACCTTGCGGGACTCTCGCGGATATCAATAAAACCCTCGGAACCGTAAGAGGTACCTTCGGGCAGATAGAGATAGCAGCTAACCACGAGGACAAGAATTTGTCCACTCTGGATACCCAAGAAGCCACTCTCTTCACGGACTTCGACACCCTGGCCAAAACTGGAAACTCCGACGCCTCTGATTTAGATGCTCTGCTCAAACGGAAGGCCCTTCAGAATTTCGTAGACAACCTCGGACCTTTGAGCGCCAATTTTGTAGCGATCACTGGAACGGGGGAGCACATGCTGCAAACCGGGGATGCTGTCGAAACAAAAGCCACCGATAGCTACCTTCACCCGTCCAAGAATCCCTGGGTTCGCGGCTGGAAAGCAACCTATCCTTGGCTTCTCATAGGAGCCCAAGGCGCAGTAAAATGGTCACCAGTAGTGCCCTAATCTATGACGACTGAATCAATAGAGAGACTTCGATTCTACCTCACGCAGACGCGGACGGAGTTCCTACGCGCCGCCAATAACTCCCGATTGAATGGATACAAAGCGGTCGCTGCCGAAGAGGAGAACAAAGCGCAGTTTGCGAAACAACTCCTAGATGATTTGGATAAGGAGCGAGGAGAACCACATGCCGTATAAATCGAAGGCTCAAGAAGCGTTTTTCAACGCCAACCGGAAGAAGCTTGAAAAACAAGGGGTGAACGTGAGCGAATGGAACGCCGCATCCAAAGGCAAGAAGTTGCCGAAGAAAGTTTCTAAGAAGAAATAATGGGTGCTTCCGAAAAAATTGATGCTCTGGTTTTGCAACATGGCGGTTGGAAAGAAATTCCCAACTCCGAATTGTACGACTTACTGCAAGACATCCGCGAAGACCTCGTCAACATGGCGAAGTTGGGGGCCGATCATATCCCCAACACGAACCTGGGAATCGAGGTTCGCAGGCGCAGTATTGCCGACTTGAAGTGGCTGGCCAAGTATTTTTTGTGGGACGCGATGTCCGTAAGTGAAAACGGCGAACTGCCGATTACGGAAAATATATTCCTCGACCCGCAGTACGATGTATTTGCAGACCTATTCGTAAAGAAAGACCCGTCAGTTACCCTCCTTAATGCGAGCCCCGTTAAAACCAGACTTCTTTTGTGGCCCAGAGGCGGAGCAAAGTCCAGCTATGATGCGGTGGACACGGTTCAATGGGTGCTGGCCTACCCGTCCATCAGAATTTTGTTTCTGACCGGCGAGGCTAGCCTGTCTGTCGGTTTTATCAGCGAAATCAAGGGCTTCTTTACACTCAGAGAAGACTCACCATCTCTGATGAATTTGTTCTTCCCCGAACACTGTTGCTTACGCAAGGACATGGGAGCGGGAAACATCTTCACTACCCCGGTTTACAAAGCAAAGAAAACGGGTCGTAAGGAACCCACTGTCCGCGCCTCTTCGGTAGGAAAGACCAAGGCCGGATGGCGTTTCGAAGTCATCAAGGCGGATGATGCGGTTTCGGATAAGAATACCGAGACCCTCGAACAATGCACTTCGGTCTCCGAGAAGTTGTTCCTCGCCGAGAAGCTATTGATGCCCGGCGGCTTCTACAAAGATTATGTCGGGACCAGGTATGCCGAGGAAGACCACTACGGCGTTCTTCTTGAGAAGTATCTGACAACGGGAGATATTGAAACCGTATCCGGAACAGGTTGGACGCTGACTCGGAACAAGACTTACAACATAGACATTCTGATCGGCAAAGCCTGCCAGATAAAACCAGAAGTAGAAGAAAGACTACGCAGAGAAGGCAGGCCGGTAAACTACATTGAGGCGGGAGAAGACGGTTGCATACTTCTCCTTCCGACAAAGCAACCGTACCCGTGGCTAATGGGCGAGTTTGCTAACAACGAGAAGGTCTTCGAGGGGCAGCTAAATCAGAACCCAAGAGTATCAAGCCAAAGAGGGTTCGACAGAATTTCTCTCATCAAAGCGACCATTCCTTTCAATATGCTCCCACGCTCCGGACCGGTTTCCCAGTTTTGGGACTTGAGTTTCAGCCAAAAGAAAGGAACAGACTACTGCGTCGGAAGCTCAGTCATGTGGGGGGAAGAAGAGGTTTGTGACCCCCAAGGAAAGAAAACTGGATTCCGCAAAACCGTAGGATACGTCCGGAAGCTCATTCGGGACCGGTTCAACCCCTTTACCGCCGCTCAGGCTATTGTTCAAATGGTGGCGGAAGAACGTCCGTTTGTTCTCGGCATTGAAGATGCGGGCGGGTCAAAGAACCTCGAACCGGCTATACACGCAGAAGCGTACAAAACTCAAGATTCCCACATTATCGCGGTTTGCACGCATATCCAATGGGTGACCCCAAGCAATCAGTTTGATGCCAAGCGCATTCGAATGGGTAGCTTAATCCCGTGGATAGAAGAAGGTCGAATGAAGTTTGCCAGCTTCTGCATGGAGCCCAAGTATCCTACTTTAGACGTGATGTATGAAGAATTTATACGCTGCCTTTCTTCGCATCACCACGACGACATTCCGGACAATCTCGGTTATCAACCAATGTACGCTCCTCAAGCCACACAGGCTATGGTCGAGAACAAAACGGATATGTTCTACGTGGTAGATAGACAGGGTTGGGGAGACATCTACAACGAGGGATTCAACCCAAACGATGGCTCGGTATTCACTCTGGGAGAAGATGGGTCTATAACCCCCTACACGCGGACGCAGCCGACAAGATACTCGCTGGGAGAAGACGGCAGGTTGGTTGCTATTGACGCACCGAATCCGATCCCTGTTTCTTTCGATGATTGGATTCCCGAACAAGACACCAAGGCAGAAAACCCATACGGGTTAGACAACGTGCTCGGGGTCGGGATTTTTGGATGAGACTAGAAATCAGAATCTTCGATGACCAAGATCAGGTTGTAGCTGAGTACAAAGGCGACCCCTCGCAGCCGGGACAATGGCGGGCACAACCCGGTCAAAG